TCATACAGGGGAGGACTTTGCCGCCGGGGATTCTTCGGACCGCAATTTTTCGCGCTCCCTGGTGTTTTCAACAGCCCTCCGCGCCACATCAAGGGCCTGCTCGCCAGAGATCGGCGAGGCTCCCTTTACCGCCTTGGCGGCTTCTTCGGCGGCGACCTCTCGCATCATTCGCTGGAGATCATCCCTGCTCATGGGCATTTCAGCCTTGAACTCGCCGTTTTCGTCGAAAAGCGAAGTGGCTTTATCGAGGACCACGCGGAGCAGTTCGCTGATCTTCTGTTTACGCTGGATCGCGAGCTTGGCGTAGAAATCGTGCGTCTCCTGGCTGACCCAGAAATTGAGGCGTTGTTCGAGTGACATTTTTGGTCGGCCCATGTCGCAAGATATGCGCGGAATTGCGCAGTTAAGCAAGATTTTTCCCCGGCCTTTCCCTCTGTAAAGGGTGCGTTCTCGAAGACAGAACAGTTTTTTCGCTTGCGTATCTTGCCATATTCTGCGATAAACGGGGCAGAATATGAATGCGCTTTCCAGAATCAACACCATCGTCCCGGCCAAAACAAAGGCTCGGATCACCGCTTTGGCCCGCAAAACGGGGCTCAAACCAGCGGATGTGATCCGGATCGGACTCAATGTCGCGCTCGACCAGTTCGAGCGGCAATCCATCCGTCTGCCGCTGGATGAAAAAAGGAAGGGGGCAAGAGGGAGTTGACATACCGGAAAAAAGCAGCCGCGGGGCCGCGCCAACGACCCCGCAGCCTGATCGAGGGAAGAACCGACAACGCAGACGAATCCAACCGACGACCGAATCCAGCCTACCCGGCGGGCGGGTCGTCACAACCACAAAACCAAACCATGACGACCAAAAACACAGGGGGCCTCACCCTTCAACGGGGCAAAATCCAACGGGCTCAGAAGATGGGCATCCACGGGCCGGAAAGCGTCGGCAAATCGACGCTGGCCAGCCAGATGCCGGATCCTGTCTTCATTGATGCGGAAAACGGGACAGCGCACCTCGATATTGTCCGCTTCCCGGAAATCACCAAATGGGAGGATGTTACGGCTGCGGTCCAGCAGCTCGCAACCTCAGACCACGAGTTCAAGACCGTGGTGCTGGACACCATCGACTGGTGCGAACGGCTCTTGATCGAGTTTGTTTGCCGGAAGGGCAACAAGGGGTCCATCGAGGACTACGGGTATGGCAAGGGCTACGTTCTGGTTGCCGAGGAATTTGCAAAGTTTCTGATCAGCCTAGATGCCCTCATCAAACGCGGCATGCATGTTGTGTGCCTGGCCCACTCGGCAGTGCGGAAGTTCGAACTCCCGGAACAGGCGGGCTCCTATGACCGGTATGAGATCAAGCTGACCAAGCACTCCGCGCCATTGCTGAAGGAATGGTGCGACCACCTCTTCTTCTGCAATTTCGTGACCAAGATCGCGGAATCCGATGGGGGCCGCAAACGCGGTGTCGGTGGACGCGAGCGGGTGATCTTCACGACTCACGCTGCGGCCTTCGATGCCAAGAACCGCGCAGGTTTACCCGACAAACTGCCGTTCAACTTCGATGCCATTGCCCCGGTTTTTGGCGTGACGTCCGTCCCGAAGGCAGCGCCAGAAAAATCCACTGCCGACCGGTTGGCCGAAATCTTCGCTGGAAAGGATGATGCCGTGCGCTCCTTCCTCGTCGCTCGTGGTCAGATCAAGGCGGACGGCACCTGGGCCGAGATCCCTGCCGATTATGCCTCCCGCATCCTCGGCGATCCCGACCGGTTCATGCAGGCCGTGGAATTCCACCAGGCGGAGGGTGCGAAATGAGCCTACGGTCCTCCAACTTCCCGAAGCTGGCGCTCTGTGCCTGCTACCAATCCGATCCCAACCCCGGCCCCGCCGCCGAGCGCGGCTCATCCCTCGATGCTCTCTTCCGTGCCCGGATGGCCGGATTGCCCGAGCAGCACGAAATGTTCTACCAGCCCAACGAGGCTGATCTGGATGCCGTCGAGTGGGCGGTGACGACGCTCAAGGCTCTGGCGGGCGGAGCCGATGTCCTGACTCGTGAGAACGATTGCCGAGTTGTCATCCCGGGGTTGCAGAACCCTGGGACGGCGGACGCAATCATTCCGGAGAAGCTCGCCCATGCCGACCTCAAGACGGGGCAGAAGCGCAATTATCGCGAGCAAATGGCGGGTTACGCGCTTGGGCTGATGGAGGCCCACTTCGCAACGGAATGGACCGCACATCTCCTGTTCTGCGACCAGAAGGAGGTCGTCACCCACCGATTCACGTTCGAGGAGGCTCGGTCCATCGTCGAGGCGGTCATCGCAAGGTTCAATGATCCGAATAAAACGCCGACTCCTTGCGAATACTGCGGCTGGTGCGCCAAGCGGGAAACTTGTCCGGCGCGGCTAGTCCAAGTGGGAAGCGCGATCACGGCTGCCAACCCGGGCTTCGATTTCGCGGCGGTCCTCTCCGACAACGCCAAGCTCGGGATGTTTCTGAACGCCTGCTCGGTTCTCGATGATTACCGCGAGCAGGCCGAGACGACCGCCAAGGAACGGCTGGGTGCTGGGCAGGAGATTCCTGGTTGGAAGCTTTCCACCCGTCGCGGTCCCGAGTTCGTCGATGCGATCACGGTCGGTCAATACATTTCCCAGATGGGCTTCGGCCCGGTGCTCGCCGCTTACGGAAACCTGAGTGCCAAGAAATTCCGCGACCTTTGGGCGGTACGCATGCCGTCCGGAAAACCTTTCCCCGAGGAACACGTCAAGCACGGCAAAGCGACTACGTCGCTCCGCGCCTGCAAAACCACAACCCAACCAACAACCAACTAAAACTATGCCATCATACAAAGCAGCAGAACCGACAAGCCGGCCCGATTTCGTGGAGCCGGGAGACTACACCGTTGAAGTGCTCAACGCCGAGGAATCGGTGTCGAAGCAGGGCAACGAGTTGATTGAACTCAAACTCAAGGTCGAGCCATCCGGCGCGATCCTCTATGACAACTTGGTCTTCACGGCCAATGCGTTTTGGAAGATCGATGCGTTCCGCGCCTCGACCGGAGAAACCGTCACGCCCGACGAGGACGTGGAGATCATCGCCGACGACCTCATTGGTCGCACAGGGCGCGCCCGTCTCACCGTCGAGGAATACAACGGACGCAAACGCAACAAAGTCGCCGCATGGCTCTTGCCCGAGGCCCAAGAGAAGAAAGGAGGGAAATCCGATGAAAACCCGTTCTGACCAACGCATCGAAGGGCTTCGTGGCTACCAGATGGCGGCATTCGATGCCATCATCAAAGGCTTTGGGCAATACAACAAGCAACTCGTAATCAAGCCGACCGGATCGGGAAAAACCATCCTTCTTGCCAAGGTTGCCGAGCACTACCAACCACGCAAAACACTCGTGATCGCGCATCGCGAGGAGTTGATCGACCAGGCGGTGGATAAAATCTACCGCGCCACCGGGCTGGTGCCGGAGGTCGAAATGGGAGATCGTCGTGCGAGTTTCGACGCGCCCGTCGTAGTGGCCTCCATCCAAACGCTCATGCGCGAATCGCGCCGGAGCCGCTGGCCTCGGGACCACTTCGGGCTGATCGTCGTGGACGAAGCGCACCACGTCTTGGCCGACAGCTACCTGAACACGCTCGGGTATTTCGACCAGTTCGCCTACGTCCTCGGAGTCACGGCAACGCCAGACCGTGGAGACAAAAAGAACCTCGGCAAATACTTCGAGAACATCGCGGTCGAAATTAACCTGCTTGATCTCATCAAGCAGAATTGGCTTTCGCCGATCCGCGTCAAGACGGTCCCACTTGGGCTCGACCTGCGCGGGGTGCGAACCACGGCAGGTGACTACAATGCGGATGACCTGGGCCATGCCATCGAACCGTATCTGGAAAGCATTGCCGACGTGATGGTCGAGCATCGCGACCGGAAGACCATCGTTTTCTTGCCGCTGATCAGCCTGTCGAAGGAATTCGCCCGACTCTGCTGCGAGCGTGGACTCGCTGCCGAGCACGTCGATGGCCAGAGCCGGGAGCGTGCGGCAACGCTGGATCGATTCGCCCGAAACGAGACCCGTTTGCTGACCAACGCGATGCTGCTCACCGAGGGATTCGATGAACCATCAATCGATTGCGTCGTGTGCCTGCGTCCGACCAAAATGCGCGGGCTTTACGCTCAGATCGTTGGGCGCGGCACCCGCATCTATCCGAACAAGGATCATCTCCTCCTGCTCGATTTCCTCTGGCTCTCGGAAGACCACAGCCTGGTTAAACCGGCCAACCTGATCGCAAGCAGCGCCGAAGAGGCTGCACAGATCACCGAGAAACTTGGAGGTGAGGGTGACCTCGAAGAAGCGAAAGCTGCGGCTGATGCCGACCGTGCCCGCAGCCTGCGCGAACGGCTGGAACAGAACCGCAAACGCAAGGGCAAGACGTTCGATGCGCTTGAATTTGCGCTCTCGGTCAATGACCTCGCCATCGCTGAGTTCGAGCCGACGATGCGCTGGCACGACGATCCGGTAAGCGCCAAGCAAGCCGATCTTTTAGAGCGCTTCGGCATCAATCCGGCGACTGTCAGTTGCAAGGGGCAGGCATGCGCCATCATCGAGCGGGTTTTCCTGCGTCGGGATCTCGGACTTGCCACACCCAAGCAGGTTCGCCAGTTGCGCCGATATGGGTTCCAGAACCCGGAGATGGCGACCTTCGAAGAGGCGACGGAGTTCCTGAATGTGAAGTTCGGTGGATTCGTCCGCGCCGCCTGAAGCGCAGAGGCAACAACCGATCTCGCCATGCGCTACCGATCCGTAGGGCTTGCCCCACCCTTGCCGCGCCGCACGCTGGACTATCTCCAGCACGGCGCGAGCGAGGGGAATCGCAATGCCGAATTATTTCATGCCGCTTGCCAGTTCCGCGATGCCGGGATCTCGCGGGACGAGGCGGAGGCTCGGCTCATTGTCCGAGCCCTTTCCGATGGGTTGGGCGAGGGTGAGGCGCGTTCCACAATTCAATCTGCGTTCGCCTTCCCTCCCCGGGATGTCGCGTCCGGAGCCTCCGGCACGGCTCACCATTCCACATCAGTTCCGCGTGGCCGTGCCCAACGCGATCATGCTCCCCAGCCGGTCAATCTGCCCGAGCCCGTTCAAGACGGGTTCCGGCAGTTTGTCCGGGCCTGCTTTCGTTCGGGAGAATTCATTGGTATTGCACCAGCCAACGAAGGCGAGGACGGAACGCCCGTGCCCAAACGCGGCGTGACGCTGACCCTCGAAGAGTGGCTTGCCCGCGTGGAGAAGAAGGGAGGCATCGACCGGTGTTTCACGACGCCGCTCGGTCTCTTCGTCCGGGTCAACCCGATGAAGAAGGATGGAGCACGCAACGAGGATGTGACCGCATTCCGTCACGTTTTGGTTGAGTTTGACCGCAACGAGGCCGGCGAACCGATCCCCAAGAAGGCGCAATACGGGGCGATCCTTGCCAGTGGGATGCCGGTCTCCGCCGTGATCGACTCGGGAAACAAAAGCCTGCACGCGTGGGTTCGGGTTGATGCACCGGACGCCAAAGAATACGAGCGCCGGGTCGAGGTGGTCTGGAAGTGGTTCGACGGTCTCTTCCTCGACAAACAGAACAAAAACGCATCGCGTTTGTCCCGGTGCCCGGATGGCTGGCGCACGGTTGATGGTGAGAAGCACAGACAGGTTCTCCTCGCGCTCAATGTCGGTGCCAAGTCGTGGCAGGAATGGGAGCAACTCAATCCGAATGATGGCCTGCCCGATCCGGAGGTCGGATCCGCATTCATGGCGAAGCCGGAGCCGGAGCCGCCGCAATTGATTCGGGGTGTCCTGCACCAAGAGGCGAAAATGGCAGTCGGCGGCACGAGCAAGGGTCGCAAGTCATGGACGCTCATCGACATGATGCTTAGCGTTGCAACCGGCACTCCGTGGTGGGGATTTCCGACTACCCAGGGCCGCGTTCTGTATCTCAACTTCGAGCTTCCCCGGTTCGCCATCCAGCACCGGATTCGTGTGATTGGTGCCGCCAAAGGGATCACGGATTTCTCGAATTTCGACCTCTGGAACCTGCGCGGATATGCGACGGATTTTTCAATTCTCCTCCCAAAGATCATCCAGCGCATTCGTGAGCGGCACTATGCGTTGATCATCCTTGATCCGATTTACAAGGGGTTGGGCGGGCGTGACGAGAACAGCAACGCCGACATCGCTTCCCTGCTCAACGAGATCGAGCGGATGACCGCACAGACCGGGGCCGCCGCCGTTTTCGGGGCGCACTTCTCCAAGGGCAATCAGGCGGGCAAGGATGCCATCGACCGGATGAGCGGGGCTGGGACGTTTGCTCGCGATCCCGATGTCATCCTCACCATGACTCCGCACGAGGAAGAGGACGCCTACATCGTGGATTTGAGCCTGCGGGCACTGCCACACATGCCGCCGTTTGTCGTCCGCTGGCAGTCGGTTATTTTCGAGCGCGATGCATCTGCCGACGCGAAGGCCGTTCGCAAGCCAGGGAAGCCCGCCAAAGCCGCTTCTGGAGCCGGGAAGACATCCTACCGCAAGGGAAGCATGATCGACCGCTACGGAATCCATTTTCGCACGATGGGGCCGGTCGCTCACGTTCCACCGGACGAAACAAGCCCGGTCATCCTCCACATCATCGCCACCCTCGGGACGGTCGGGGAGACCTGCGACGCCGCCAAGGCCCGCAGGATCTTCGACGTCCTCCGCAAAGATGGGCGCTGCCTGATCTTCCGAAACGAGCGTTGGCAGGGGGTTGGCCATGCACACCAGAGCGCCGATTCATGCACACCGGAAGGGGGGCCGAAATGAGCGTTTCGGCCCATCTTCGCCGTGGAAGATATTATCTTCTACACCTTCCCTTAGGACCACATCTTCCACGGTGTTCCCTTAGAGAACTTCCCTTAGGACTTTTCCCTATCTATTCTCTGAATAGAATAGAGCGCGAATCTCAGGAGATATTCGCGCGCGCTCTTTCGCTCATTCTGAGAGCGAAGGCGCAAGTCTCCCGATCCGCACACCAGAACGAGAATGGGGGTGCGGCCCGATGAACCCGCACGACGACTACGCCGCAAGGCAGATGCGACGGGACCGGGAATACGAGGAAGCATGGGATTCACCCGAAGTCCGCGAGTGGATCGCGAACCTCCCGCACGAGGAACGCAAGCGGCTCGAAGCAGACGGCCACCTCCGACCCCTCGGCTGGCAACACGGCAACGGAAGGAGCGACCGCGATCTTGCGGAGTCCTCACTGGCCAGCGAGGAACCTGACATCGCCGGAGCCGTGGACGTTGAGCTGGCCCGTGCTGAACGCAGCAGGACCGCAGATGCGCCAGCGGCGACGTCGAATGTCGTGGATGCGGTTGAGGCAGAAGAGCGCCTCATGGACCTGCTGCGGCGACTCATGGCCGAGGTCGTCTCGCAGAAGAACCCGAAGCTCACCGTCGAGTGCCTGGCGATTGCCTGCGGGCTCAACCTCGTGGATGGCGACTCGATGCAGGAGGTCGCCCGTCGTCACGGAATCTCCCGGGCCGCCGTCTCCAAGCGAGTCGTTGACATTGCCGAGAAGTTGAACCTTCCGCCGTCCCGAGCCATGCGCTCGAAGGCTGCACGCAAGACCTACCGAAACGTCCAGAAAACCCTGAGATCACGCCATGAACGAACTCGCCATCGAAAGCCCTAAATTTACCCTCGCTCCCAACGGACTCCAGTTCGACGGAGAACTGACCCGCGACGAATGGAACCAGCTCGGTGTCCAGATCGGGCGCGTCGGCAAGTCCATCGGGTTTATCATCGGCGACTGGCTAAACTACGCCGAACGCCAGTGGGGCGAGACCTATGCCGAGGCCATCGAGCTGACCGGGCTCGACTACGGCACGCTGGCCAACTTCGCCTACGTCGCCAAGCGGATCGAATTTTCATCTCGTAATGAAAAACTCGACTTCGCCCATCACATGGTCGTTGCAAAACTCAAAGACCCGGACGAACAGCGCGAGTGGCTGGCCAACGCCGAGCGACACAACATGAGCGTGCGCCGCCTGCGGAAGTCGGTCGCCGCCGGGAGGATCGTCAGCCAGAAGGAACTCGATGCGGATGGAGCCGACCAGGGGAAAGTCACCTACATGGTCTTCATCAACCGAATCCTCCAATGGTTCCGCAGGGAGACCGACAAGTCCGATCCCGAGCACTGGGACCCGGAACGCCGTCGCCTCCTCAAGCGCGACCTCCAGCCCGTCGTTGACATCTATCAAAAGCTGTAACCGCAAAACTCAACCACATCACTTCCATGGCACCATCCTTCTTCGACGTTTTCCTGACCGTGTTCGGCTTCTTCGCTTTCTTCGGCGTTCTCCTATTCGGGCTGCTCAAGGTGATCGAATTCGAGTGGAACTACCGCTTGGGCCTCAAAGATGAACTCCGGGCGATCCGCTCTGGCATCGACGAACTCAAAACGCGAAACTCCGATCAGGAGACGCAAAGTGGCGCAAAATAAGGAATCTTTTACGATGGTAAACCAAAGGCAGGGATGTTCCGACCACCGTTTATTTTGTATGAAATCCCTGCGATGGCATTTCCCACATAATTTGGTGGCTTCAGGCGGCAGAACCAACATTCAGAACTCTCAGATCACCAGTCGCCGTGACCACGACATCGACCGACATCCCGTTGTGAATGATCTGGTCGAGTGCAGCTGAAAAATTTGAGGCGTTGTTGGCCTGCTGAAGAAGCATGTCCCGAGTCGCCTCAGCCTGGTGTTGGGCACGCTTGTATTCCTCGCTGACGGCTTTGTGGTGGTCGTCATCAAGAATGCCGCGAAGCGCGAGTAGCTTATCTCTTCGGACCTTCAGCCCCTTCAACCGCCGGAGAAAATCCTTCTTGGCGGTTTCCAAGACAAAAGCAGTTTCTTGAACCTCTGTCTTTGCATGCTCAAGCCGCTCATTTACGAGAGCATGCCCGTTGGGAAGCGCTCCACGAACCTGGCACGCCATAACCCGACAAGCATGGGCCATAAGGACCAACTGCATGGCTTTTGAAGTTTCATGAATCAGGGTTTTGGCACGCTTCGCTGTAGCAGCCCGGCCAAACCAATCATGGACTTTGATTTGTTCCAATTGACGCTGCTTCTCGCTCAATTCGGCTTTCCCTAGATCGGCGATCTCAAGACATTTTTCTTCGATGTCTTCAATTTTCTGTCGGATTACGGGGAAATCCTCTTTTGCGAGTCCTCCCTGACGAAGCGCATTGTGATACTGGCGGAGGAGATCAATGCTTCCCTTAATTGCCGACTGCTTTTCTTGCTTGAGCAAGAAGAGAACATCTCGGATTCCATCTTCGATGGACTGGAGCTTTTCATTTATCTCTCCGAGATAGTGCTGGGCGGTGGCAATAGAGGCGATCTGCCATGCCATTGCGGTCACCTGAGCCGCTTTGATTCCTCCCTGCGCAATTGTTTTTCCGGTTTCCAAAAAACGCCCTGTTTTGGCGTCGCGGGCTTTTGCCAGAAAATTACCTGCTGCATCCTTCACCAGTGCCGCGTCACCGGTGTGCAAACTACGTGTTATCTCTTTGGAGAAAACCACGCGCAGCCCTTTGTCAGACATTTGTTTTCCAATTTGATGTATGGCGGGACTTCGCTGTATCACGCTCTGCAGTGCAATTCGGATTGGCTCGGCGACTTCGAGTTTTTGAGATTGGCTGATTTCGGCCACTGGAAAAACTTGAATGAAATCGGCCTGCAAATCCTGTTCAACGAGCTGATCTTTGTAATGGCCAGCCGGAGCGAGCCGGGATTCCACCACGATTGGGAGATCTTGGCTTGCTGAACTCCTGTGCACATTTTTCCTGCACAGCATCCACACGAACACCAGACATGCCGTGGTAAGAACGGCAATTATTGACCACTCAATATTAAATAGCATCGCTGCACCTTTTAACATCAGCACAAGGCTTTATCAACACGACTGTCATTCTATATTCCTCCCAAGCATTGACACCTTATCACGTTGGTGAAGTCCTCAAAGCTCGAAGCGAAATTTACCTTCCTGTGGCGGTGTCTGAACGGTCCGGAACTGGTCCGGGAATTCCGATTCCACCCGACCCGGAAATGGCGGGCGGATTTCGCGCATCTTGAATCGCGAACGCTGATCGAGATCGAGGGGGGAATTTTCCTTCGCTCAGGTGGCAGGCACGGGCGGGGGGCGGGGTATGCCAGTGATGCGGAAAAGTATCTGGAAGCCGCGCTTGCGGGCTGGCGGGTTCTCCGGCTGACCGAGCGGCAACTGACTGCGGAATGGGTGGAGCGAATTGTCGCCTTGGTCAATATTCCTCGGGCAACATGAGGGTGGTCACGCTGCGGTCGTGCTCGGTGATGATGTAGATCCAGACGCCAGGACGAACCCGGTATTTGCTCAGGAGCCTGCCACCCTCGGCGAGGTCCGCGTCGTTGGCTTGCTGGTCCCCGAAATCGAGATCGTCTCCCCAATCCCCCCGGACGTGCCGGTCGAGGAAAGGGGTGGGGTCGATCCCGAGAGCGGCGACGCCCCGCGTCATGTAAACCTGACCGGGGTGGAACTTGATCGGGAAGAGGCTGGGATGGTTCATGCGGCACCTCCGGCGATGGTGGGATTGATGCGAATGGTTGCGCCCTTCGCTTTTCCGGCCCGGTAGCTTTCGGAATCCACCCGGCTGTTGCGGCTGCGGCGGTTCTTGAGTTGGCCGTATTGCTCGGTCACGTAGCGCTCGATGGCGGCTTTGGTATCCACGAGCACGATTTCATAGCGGCTGCGTTCTTCGGTCGAGGCGGTATCTTCTGCCTTGCGCTTACCCTCGATGATGGCGGCGCGAAGCCCGTCATGCAGTCCCCGGTAGTATGACTTCCGGTCGGGGCGGGCGACCGTCACTTTGAACTCGTTCCAACAGCGGAAGAACGTCTGGCGCAGGAAGTGGAAGACATAGGTGGCGAACTGAACGTCTTCCCATGCCCCGATGATGTCCACAGGTGTCTTGCTGCGGTTGCGCATGAGGATCACGCGAACGTTGAAGTGCTGTTGCAACAGAGAGAGGATCAGCATGTCCGCCGGGTTGAGCGTCTTCGGAAGGTCGATCACCTCCTTCTTGACTGCGATTCCGGGAATATCCTCCGATCCCCGCGCCATGCGGAGCATTGCCGAGTCGATTTTGTGACGGGTCATGAGCTCCTCGGCCTTGGCCAGCGCGACCTTCGCCTCGTGTTCTGTGGCCCCCCGCGATTGGTCGGCCAATCTCAGGAGTTTCTGGATTTTGTCGAGGATGTCGGATGTCGCGCTCATTGGTTATCTCCTTTCGCTCTGCGAAGTGCGTTCTGCGCGATGGTAAATGCTTCGAGGTATTGTGGAATTCCCCTGTGGCCTGCTTGACCGATCAGCGATTCGATTTTCTCCAGTGCGTCGATGAGATTCCAGATTTCTGCGTTGAGTTTGCGGAACGGGTCCGCCTGTCTTGGTGTTGGTATTGGTGACGTTGTCATCGCCTTACTTAGTAACAGTCACCGTGCCAACATCCTGTTGGTGAGCATGTTGGAGAACGATAGATGGCACCATCCTTGATTGCAGGGAATTACCATTTGGACTTTTTCTTTTGCCCGATGAAAGAAAAATCACAAGTTGGCACGGCAATCTAAGGTGTGCCATATCGCACAGTGTTCCACAGCCACTTAGCCCCGGAATTGGCATGGCACTTTCTCACCGAGATCGAGCGAAAAAAGACACCCCACTGACAAACGACTTACCGGCTTTCGTTCGGACGAACCGGCACTTGGCACGGCAATTTTCCGCTGTGCAATATGGCCCACTGGATAGTGTTCCACAGGCCAAAATGGCTCAATCCGAGGCGGTGAATAAACCGTGCCAAGTGCCTGCCATTTGAATACTTAGCCAAAAAATGACGGCAAGTCCCTGCAATCAAGGGCGATGCCGTTTTTCGAGTTCCTCGACACCTAACCGACTTGTGAATGCCACGGTCGGGAACAAAAAAAATTCGGATTTCTGGCGCAGTATCAAGTCCTAGCGATCAAGGGAATTGCCGCGACATAAACAATTGGCGGACAGTAACATGCAAAACATTGGCACGGTGCCTGTTACTAGAGAAAGACGAATATGAGAACCCGAATCGACACCCGCCCCTACGAAACAGCCCACGGCAAACGTCCCTCCGGCAGAGGATCATGGGCCTTCTGTCCCGCCGACAAATGGAATGCTCCCAACTACCTCGACTACGTCATCTGGATTCCCGGAAGCAAAACCTATGGAGAAGCCAAACGGGAGGCAGTCCAAAGGCTGTCCGCCTTGGGAATCACAACCGCAGTTGCATGCAGCTAAGGATGAAAGCCAAGACCTTCAAATTCTCGACTTTCGAGGTGCGAGTCCAGCGGGTTCAGGAATGCCCCGGATCGCTCAAGATCGATACACCCGAGTATGCGGCAGCCTACTGGAAGGACAAACTGCCCTCGGCGACATGGTTTGATCCCGAGCGCGAAATGGTCATCGCGGTGATGCTCAACACCCGACTGGTCGCCACAGGCCACAGCCTCGTGAGCATCGGCTCGATCAATGAATCGGTCGTTCATCCGCGGGAAGTCTTCCGGGCGGCAGTTGCAACCGGAGCCTACGGGGTCGTTTTGATGCACAACCACCCGAGCGGGGATCCGAGCCCGAGCGAGGCCGACCGCCGCGTCACCACCCGGCTTCGCGAAGCGGGAGACATCCTCGGAATCCGTCTAATCGACCATGTGATCGTGGGCGACCCGCAGGTCGATACTCGCGGCCACTTCAGCTTTCGGGAGGCAGGGCTTCTATGAGCCCGCGTCTCCCCAACCCGGCCCGACCCGCACCGCTGGCGGCGGGCACGGCCATTCACAACCAGCCAGCACTGGAGAACACAAACCATGAATGACACACGGAAAGTCCTGACCTTCAAAAGGCTCAGGGAAACCAAGAACACCATCCGCTTCGAGGAGGAAGCAGAAACCGGGCACCCGCCCGTGATTGGAACCATCTACATCCAGAAGTGGTTCGTCGGCGATGCCGCCGAGATCACTGTCACCGTTGAGAAGGAGGGCAACTGACATGGACAAGCTCTACTACATCGTATGCGAGGAGAAGGACTCCACGCTTTTCGAAGGGCGCTTCCAAGGTCGGACCCGCGGAGCAGCCATGAAGTTCCTCAAGGAGCAGATTGGACGCCCCAGCCTCAATGGGACGGTATTCACCGTGACCGAAATCCCGGTGCCGCTGATCCGGGAGATCGTCGAGGCAATCATGAAGGGTGAGGCCATTCCGACCGGAGCGACCGGAAAAGCCGTCACGACGGCACCACGGTCGGAACCCAAACCAGAGCGGTTCGATGCCTTTGAACGGCAAAGCGAGCCATCGGTCGAGAAGCACGACTCCGACGATGGTCCGAGCCCGACAACTGCTCCGACAAACGGACCGGATTGGAACGCCCTTCGGGAATTTTACCGGACCTGCAAAAGCCCGAAGGCGGTCGCTGAGCAGTTCGGAGTTTCGATCAACACGGTCAAGGCGCGGATGCGCCGGGAAGGGTGGGCGAAATGAACGCCGTTCAAGCTGAAATCGAGCAGGCCAAGCGGCTCGTCGGATTCACCATCGAAGGCGTTTGCCAGACAGACGACGGTGAGTCCTTTGGGCTCAGGCTGCGGAGAGGGAAACATCACATCAACGTGTGGGTGGACTGCGATCCGGAGGGCAACGGCCCCGGCCATCTTGCCATCGAGGAGGTGTCGTCATGACCTTCGAACATCCGCCCCGCGTTGGTGATGGCGCGACAATTCGCCATCACAGCGACCAGACAGCCTGCACGATTATTAGGGTCTCCCCATCCGGGAAGACGATCCACCTGGAGGAGGACGAAGCCATGCTGGATGATTGGAAGCTGGACTTCGTGCCGGGCGGGTTCGCCGCCCACTGCCTCAACAACGCCTCGCAGAGATACATCTACCGGCCAGATGCCGGAGGCACCGTCCATGTGGCGCGACTCTGCAAGGATGGCCGGTTCCGCACCAGGAACCGCGAGGTCGTTGTCCCCGGTTACCATCATTTCCACAACTACAACTTCTGACCATGAACATCGAAATCACACGCTATGGCTCCCGCTATTGGGCGGTGTGGTGTGACGGGCAACTTCTTGCCGTCACGCTCTACCGGAAGGGAGCCGCCTCCGTGGCCCGCAAACTCCAACAACTCCACGCACCATGAAACTCGCACTCCAATCACATCGCCACTCCCGCAACGGCAAGCATCCACCCACCCCCGACCAGTCACCCCACGATTGGAAGCCAGTCGGACCAGAAGACCTGATCGGTCCCGCTAGGGACATCGCGAAGTCGCTTGTCGCCAAGGCCGAACGACTTAGAAGGTCCGGGGCGGGGACGATGAAAATCCTGCTCTACGGTCCCCCCGGTGTCGGGAAAACCTCGATTGCTGAAATGGTGGCCCGGACCCTTACAGGTGGCGAGAACCTTTCCATCGAGGACTTCAACGGCAAGATGGTTCTCATAGACACGGTGAAGGGCTGGATGACGGGGCTTGCCTATGGTAACCTTTTTAGCCCGTGGTCGGTGCGGATCATCAACGAGCTCGACCGGTGTTCTCGCGATGCACAGGACCTCCTCCTCACCTACCTCGACAAATTGCCCGATGGGCGGGCGGTCATCGGGACGAGCAATCTACAACTCGACCTTCTCACCGAGCGGTTCCAGACACGATTCCAGGCGATCAAGCTCCTGCCGCCAACCACGGAGGAAATGGCTGAGTTCCTGTCCCGTCGATGGCTCATCCCGAGTGCGGTCGCGATGCGGATCGCAGTCGGAAGCGGAGGTTGCGTTCGTGCCGCCCTTGCCGATTTGGAGAACTACTTTGACGCCGGGGCATGAGACCCAAGAAGAATGTCGATCCCCTGACGGGTTGCGAGCCGGTCGGGATGACACGCTGCAAGAGGGTTCTCTATCGCCGAGGCGGGGAGTTCTTCACCTATTGGGCATGGGGCGATGAACTCGCTCCTGCCACCGCAAAGCAAATCGCGGAAGCATGCCAACTCGTTGACAGACACCCATCCTTCGATGGCCAAGAAAGAACCAATCAGTGAGGAAAAAGTGGCCGGCGGACTGAAAAGCAAGGCGCTCGCCGATGGCGTTGAGGTTTGGTGCCAGCACGAAAAGCTGGTCCCGGTGGCTGAAATCGAGCCCAACCCGCGCAATCCCAACACGCACCCCCAGCGCCAGATCGAGCTTCTGGCCAAAAACATCCAGCACTTCGGCTGGCGTCATCCGATCACCATTTCCAAGCGCTCGGGGTTGATCGTCTCGGGCCACGGCAGACTCATGGCGGCAAAGCATCTGGGGTTGCGCATCGTCCCGGTCGATTATCAGGACTTCGCCTCCGAGAGTGACGAGCTCGCCGTGCTCGTGGCCGACAATCGCTTGGCAGAACTCTCGACTGTCGATTTGAACGAGTTGGAGCGGATTGCTGCCGGGTGGAAGAACGAAAATTTTGACACCCTGCTCGCAGGGTTCGAGCCGATGGACCTCGATGCGCTCCTCAATCCGAAGAGCGACGAACCGGAGGACAAAGACCCGGACAAGGATTACGACAAAGCGAAAGTCACGGTGGCGGTCGGCATTTACCGCTACCACGTCAGCCAAGACGAATTCATCGCCTGGGCCGATTCCGTCAAGCAAGAGGCGGGTTTCGACAAGGAAGCTGTGCTGTCCGCCATCCGCGGGAGGCTCGGACTGTGAAGATCCAACTCGAACCCATCGACGCCACCCGCCCGAGCACCTACAACCCTCGGGCCGCCGATCCAAAGCGCCTCGACGTGATCGAGCTTTCCCTTCGCAAGCTCGGGTTTATCGCCCCGATCTTTGCCGATGCCGACGGGGAAATCCTCTCCGGGCACCAACGGCACTTGGTTGCCTCCCGCATGGGAGCGACGAAACTCCCGGTCTTCCGCACAGCGGCCATGCCACTCAATCAGCGCAAGGCGATCAATATCGTCTTTAACCGGGCGACCAACGATTTTGACTTCCACCACACCCCCGGCAAGATCACCCGCGAACTCGAGTCCCTCGACCTCGATGCACTCGCGGCCCGCATTCCCGACAAAACGGTGGACAGCCCTGAATTCCTCCGCTGCCTGCATCCCGCTGAGGTTAGCGTGAAGGATCTCTGCCGCGCCAATGCCGGGAGGTGGCTGCAATATGCGAGGAACCTTGCCCGGACACTCCACAAACACGGAATTCTGATGCCTCTGATCTGTCAGCAAGACGGAACGGTCATCAACGGGATTGGTCGCTTGGAAATGCTGGCCGAGAAAAAGGCCGAATTCGCTCCCGTCGTTTACGTCACCGAGGAGGAAGCCGATTTCGCCCGGGCCATGATGAACCTGCTCTCGATGGACTTCGATATTCAAACCCGCTACGCGGACCTCCTTCGCTACAATTCGTTTCGCAGAGCGCGTCGGGTCCGTGATGAGCTTGGTAACGGATTCATCTTCGCCGTTCACGGGTCGAAGCCATGCCACACCTTCGACATCACCAAGCCAGCAGATCGCGCCCGGTGGGTCCGTGAACACGGCTCATCCGTGCTCGACTTTGGTGCTGGCCACCTGACCGAGACGTTTCTCCTTCGCCAATGCGGAATCGCCTGCACCCCATTTGAGCCCTACCGACTCGGGGGCAGCGAGATCAACAAGGCTGAGAGCATCGAGATGACTCGGGAATTCCTGAAATGCGTGGGGGATGGCCTCGAATGGACGTCAATCTTCGTCAGCAGCGTGCTCAACTCCGTGCCCTTCCGGGAGGACCGGGAGAAAATTGCGACCCTGTGCGCGGCCCTCTGCAAGCCGTTCACCAAGCTCTACGCCTGCGCATCCAGCGCGACGGAAACCGGCTGGCGGCAGGTCAACGGGAAGGCGTTCATGAATCAATCCAACGCCGGGAACATCTGCTTCCGGCTCGACTACGAGGACGGGGTGCGGCTCGGCGATTTTCAGGACAAACCGAAGGTCCAGAAATACCACACGAAGAAAGAATTCCATTCACTCTTTATCGGCCTTTTCCGCTCTGTTAAAGTAGCGGAGATGAGCAATAACATCACGGCGATCTGCCAGGGGGCAAAGCCAGTCGATGTTGCCGCGCTGCGTTCCGCCATCGAATTCGAGTTCGACTTGCCATATCCTGACGGGACGCGGATGGGGCTGGTTGCGGAAGCCAAGGAGGCATTTTCCAAACGGCTGGGGGTGGCGCTGTGATCATCCTTCTGGACCTCAACTATACGCTCGTTGCCAACTCCCCGAAATTCGGGACGGTGCCGCCTCCCATGCGCAAACGTATGGAGACGGAGCGATACCGGGAATGGCTCATCGAGATGGTCAAGCCTCACCACGTCATTCTGATCACCGCCCGCCCCGACTCGTGGCGGGTGGCGACACTGGCTCGGATCGAGGAGCAAACCGGGTGGAGCCCGCAGGAGGCATATTTCGACGAGGGTGTGACCCGCACTCCTCCCGCCATCAAACGCCACATCCTGCTCACGAGAATTTTTCCAAAGCACGGCAGGGAGAATTTGCTGGCCATCGAGAGCAACCCGAAAACCCGCGACATGTATTATAAGCTGGGTGTTTTCAGCCTATGGGTAAACCGCCCGGGAACCTCGCTTCGAAACGCTTCCGGGTTGGTCCGAGGCATCCCGGAAGAATTGCCACCGACGTTTCTCGACCTTTAATTCTGAATGTGTCAGTCTTTCAGAGACCCTCGGCATCCTATGTCATTCTTCAGCTCGCTCTGCTTATTTTACCCAGGACTCCCCCCGGAGGTTACGGTTCTTCAGTTGAAGCAATTTAGCATCCGCTTGCGCGAGATAATCGATTTCCAACCATGGATTCAGACAGTGAATTTGAAGTTCGGAAAAAACATCGCTCGTGATCTCAAGAGCACCAATGAATTGAAAGAGGTTGCTCCGTTTATGTTCAAAACCGTTGCCTACAAATGGGACCATGAAAGTGGTGGGCGAGATCGACCGTGGATCGATCTGTGGCCCAAAAGCAGGTTCGAACAAAAATCCGTTTATCGATCTCACCTTATTTTTGGCGGGCTTCCCTCCGAGGTTAGTCGTGAACTCCAATCGATGCATCCAGACCCGCAAAAGGGATTCATCGCGCCTGACATGGCAAGTTTGAGCATTGACCCATTCTCACCCGGGACTCTTGGCGATGAAGAACCCAGGGACATTATGGGATTCTTGACTCTCTCCTTCGCAGGCAACGGATATTTCAGTTGGAGAGATGATCCCTTTGGAACGTATTGGCGCGAAGTGCAACAAGGTGCTTCTCTCGCACAAGTTCGGAGCCTGTGCAGAGATCTCTTTCCGGTGCCTCGCCTGAGATTTTTGGATGAGATGTCTAATGACTTAGGTGAACTCTTTTTGAATCGAGAGGACTACCAAGATGGAGACTGGGTCGTGACGATTTCGGAAACCGGCTGAACCATGTTGACATCGGCTCGGGTGGCATGGAGCCAACCGAGCACAAAGACCACGTTCTTCCCGAAGGAAAATGGGCGTTCGACGCCGAAGTCACGGAAGTCTTCGATGAGATGCTCCGGCGGTCCATCCCGCAATACGATGTCATGCGCGATACGGTCTCGGAGATCGCGAGCCGTTTCGTGGAAGAAAAGACGGCGATTGTGGATCTGGGATGCTCGCGGGGTGATGCGCTGGACCCGCTGATTCGCAAGTTTGGAGCATACAACCGGTTTGTAGGAGTCGAAGTCAGCCAACCGATGCTCGAAGCCGCCCGCAAACGCTTCCAAGGTTACATCGATTGTAACGTCGTTTCGATCCGCGAAATGGACCTTCGCCGGGAGTTTCCTCCTGAACGCGCCAGTGTCATCCTTTCCGTGCTCACCCTTCAGTTCACCCCCATTGAATACCGGCTGAAGATTGTTCGCGAAGCGTTTAACTCCCTCATCCCGGGAGGAGCGTTCATCCTCGTTGAAAAGGTGCTGGGAGCCTCCGCCGAAATTGATGACCTGCTTGTGGATCTCTACTACGGCATGAAGCGCGAGCATGGCTACAGCCAAGAGGAGATCGACCGCAAACGGCTTTCTCTCGAAGGGGTTCTGGTGCCGGTCACCGCCGCGTGGAATGAGCAGCTTGTCCGGCAATGCGGATTTTCCCAGGTGGACTGTTTTTGGCGATACCTGAACTTCGCGGGTTGGGTTGCGGTGAAGAGCTAACCCTGAATCATCGCGACATCCACTCGGACCGCGTCCCAAGTTTCAGCATCAGGATCGCTTTTGGTTACCGTGGCAAGGAGAGGGACATGTGCCCTCAGCATTCGACTCAGGTGCCGGTTTTCGTCTCGCGGGACATAACCGATGTGCTTTCCATGCCAAAGAAGCGCAACCGCGTAGCGGTCGTGTGGATTCTCCGGTTCTGCCACAACTTCCAGTTCATCACCCACCTTGATTCTCCTGCGGTCTTCCATTCCTTGATGATATTGAAACCCCGCAACGCGAATGCGGTTGAGCACGACAGTTTTCTTCGGAGGTTCCGGACGAAAAACCAATAACGCGGGCAAGCCCAGTAATATGCTGCCAAGAAAGGAACGCCGGGCGAGCGATTGGGTGATTTCTGGTTTCATCTTGTAAGAATCCTACACCAAGGGGAGGGACATCTACGGGGTCACCCCTCAAAGAATTGACAGCAATCGGCAGATATGGATCAGCCGGACATATCTGCAGACTTGGCAGGCAAAATCCTTGACGCCGACTTTCAGAACATCGTGCGCAAGGTCGCGGCGGGGAAGCCACTCACCGTAGCCGAGCGGGCCAGAGTGGAATCCCGGGCGGCAGGCTCAACCGACAATACCGCCTACGCGAAAAACTTGGTCGAACTGGCCGCCATTCTCGGGGTCACGCGCAGGACGCTCAACAATTGGCAGAAAATCGAGGGGGCACCGAAGGCACTCTCGAACGGAATGTGGCCGGTGGCAGATTGGCGCGAGTTCATTCGCCTCCGGGGGCTGAAGGCAGGGAAGGTCCCAATTCACAACGAGGAAGCACTCAAGGCCCGGAAACTTCTCGCCGAGGTGGAGGAACGTGAGCTTCGCATCCAGATCAAGAAGGGGGAATACGTCCGACTCGATCAGGTTCGTGCGGAGTGGATTGGATTGGCGGCCCAGGCTACCGCCATCCTCCGCTCAAAATTTGAGAACGAGCTTCCCCCGATTCTCTCCGGGCTCGATGCCACCGGAATCCAAGCCGAGTGCCGCAAGGCCATTGATGAAGTCCTCCGTGTCCTCCACGAAGCGTGAAGGCGTTGCAGGACATTTGGAGGGACGCGTGGCAGCCACCCGACCGGCGGCCGGTCTGGGAGTGGGCGGAAGAACATGTCCGCTCGATTCCGTATTCCCCGATGCCGGGACGGTTCCGGCTGGGCAACTCGCCTTGGATCCGGGAGGTGCTCGATGCCGTCGTTGATCCGAAGGTCAGGCTCGTCTCAATCATTGCCAGCGTTCAGTCGAGCAAGACGACCGCTCCAGAACTGGCCCTCTGCTACATCATCGCTAACCTCCCGGGACCCGCCCTCTGGCTGGATCAGACCGACGAGGACGCGAAGGACTATTCCGAGGCGCGGCTCCAGAAGCTTTTTGACGAATGCGATCCGGTAAACCGGTTGTTCCCGCGCAACCGGCACCAAAAACGCAATTCGACGATCCACTTTTCCAACGGAATGAGCCTTTGGTTGCTCGGGGCTCACAACAAAACCAACCTCCAGCGCAGGTCGATCCGGTGGTTGATTGGGGATGAAACATGGCGCTGGCCCGAAGGTCATATGGCCGAGGCCGAGGCCCGCGTCACTGCTTTCGGGTGGCTGGGCAAATGCGTCTTCATGAGTCAGGGAGGCGAGGAGGACGACGACACGCACCGGAAGTTTGAAACCACAGACCAGCGCGAATGGACGTTCGCATGCCCCAAGTGTGGAGAACGTCAGCCCTTTCTTTGGGAGAATGTCGAGTGGAGCAAGTCAGCCAAGGATGACACCGGCGATTGGGATTTTGCGGAAGTCAGACGGACCGCAGCACTGCGTTGCCGTGCCTGCAATCATTACTTCGAGGACACCGACCGAATGCGTCGTGAACTCAACGCCAGGGGGCAGTTCATTGCCCAAAACCCGAAGGCGGCATCCGAGAATGTTGGTTTCCACTGGAATGCCCTGTGCGCAATGAGCTGGGGTCAGCTTGCCGAACTATACCTCCGCGCAAAGCAGGCAGCTCGCCGGGGGGATGTCTCACTTCTCCAGCAGTTTTACCAGAAACGCCTCGGCCTCCCATGGCGTGAATACGTCGAAGACTACAAACTGGAAATCATTCGCTCGGGTTACAAGCGTGGGGAGACATGGGAGGAAGAAGGTGCCATTGACTCAAAAGGGCGGGTCGTTGCCGCCCCGGTGCCCGAGGAAGGTTCCTACATCCCCCTGCGGTTCCTCACGGTGGATTGCCAGATGGATCACATGTTCCTCGTCGTCCGCGGATGGAGTGCCAATGGGTCTTCCCGTCTGGTCTGGAACGAGAGGGTTCTCACCTTCACCGACGTTGAGGTTGTTCAAGAGCGGTTCGGCATTCACCCGAATCTCGTCTTAGTGGATGCCGGCCACGCGACCTATGACGTTTACCGGGAATGCTCGGTTCGTGGGTGGATCGCCCTCATTGGCGACCGCAGGCCAACGTATGTCCACCGTCAGAAAGGCGGAAAATCCGTCCAGCGGTTCTACTCGCCGCGCCGAAAGGTAGTTCTTTCCTATCAGCGGTCCTGTTTTGTTCACTATTGGAGCAACCTGAACATTAAGGACACACTCGCCCGCCTCCGGCGCAATCAAGACCCGGAGCGTGGCGCGACTTGGGAAGTGCCCGACGACATTGATGACGACTACCTCGCGCAGATGGAAAGCGAGCATCGGATCAAAGAAAAGGGTGTCTGGATGTGGAAGCAGATCGGAAGCCGACCGAACCACTATTTTGATTGTGAGGCGATGCAGGCCGCAGCAGCCACAATGCTCAAGATCGTCGGCAGGGAGGCGTCGGGCCCGGTGGAGGTTGACTCCGCGCCGGAGGCATGACTCACAACGTCCGCGCCATCCGGGAAGTCCAGACAAAGCTCAAAGATGCGGGTTTATACAAAGGGAAGATCGATGGAATCGTCGGCCCGATGAGTCGTGCTGCCGCCCGTTCTTGGGTGAGCACCGGAAATGAGTCCGACATCGATGAGCGCAGCCGCGTCCACATTTTCGGTGGGCGATGGAATGGATCGGAGGTCCATCCCTTGCATAAACGTCTTCAGCCATTGGCGGAACGCCACATTCGACTTCTTCGTTCTCTGATGAATGCCGCGATTATCTCGGGCCATCGAACGTATGCTCAGCAGTCAGCACTTTACGAGCAGGGTCGGAGTCGTCCGGGGAAAATCGTGACCAACGCCCGAGCGGGGTTCTCGAACCACAACTTCTCGCTCGCCTACGACATCGGCATCTTCGCGGAGGGCAAATACCTTGGATCCTCTGGATTGTATTCTTTAGCCGGTGAGATCGGCAAGGAACTTGGTCTTGTCTGGGGTGGCGATTGGAAATCCTTTGTAGATCCGCCTCACTTTGAGTTTCCGCACGGAGTCTCACTTGCGACACTTCGCTCTCGCGTTGCCGCCGGAAGGGATGTTCTTGGGTGACTGGCCGGTCGGCTATTCTGATTCTTCATGACGTAATGAAAATCGACGCAGGGGTTGCTCCCCGTTGACAGCAACGCCCGGTCGATGGCCAAAGGTCTTTTTACTACCGGATTCACCGTTGCCGAGGTGCTCTCGATCCAGTCGAAGGCGAAGCAGATGCTCCTCGAAGGCAAGACGATCATGTCGTGGGGTGACTCCGGATCTTCGGTTTCCAAGCAGTTTCCGATGACTGTCAAAGAGACCCTTGAGGAGTGCGCGTTC